CATGGCAACGGCGCCAATGTAACCTACAAGCCTACTCACGTCAATCACCCAAGCAACATCTGGGTGCGTTCTGGCAGGCTCCACTATGACTATGTTGTCGAGCTTGCCTTGGCCCTTGGCAGGCAGTTCTACGTCCGTTACGGCAAGCACCATAAAACGCAAGGCATTGTCATTGCCGAGCTTATTAAAGCGCCTCCTGCAATGTACAAAATGCCTTTGCTTTGGCAGCCGCCGCCCCTGGCCATGCCTGATGAATACAAGTCTTCCAACACCATCGAGTCTTACCGCCGCTTTTATGCTAGTAAAATCGAACGTATGCCAATGGTATACAACAAAGGCACTTCACTTCCACCCTATTGGCTGTCAGACATCTGGGCCAACAACCTGAAAGCAGCATAATGTACGATAAAGTCCGTGAGTTTAGGCAAAAGCTTCAATTGCCTATTGGCGAAATACCTGCACTAATCCGCAGCGATGAAAGCTCTTACTTTTCAAGATTCATTCTTGAAGAGCTTAGTGAATACATGCGTGCATGTGAGGAAGGCTCGTTGGTTGACGCTGCCGATGCGTTGGTAGATCTGGTTTATGTTACTCTAGGCTGTGCTCATGCAATGGGGCTACCTTTTGATGAGCTCTTTGACATCGTGCATGCAGCAAACATGAAAAAGCAGCCTGCAAATGAGTTTGTTCGCAGCTTACGTGGCACACGCTATGACGTGGTTAAGCCTATGGGCTGGGTTCCGCCTGAAGAGGCCATGCAACGTGTCATCAACACGCATCTTATGAGGCATAACCCATGAACATCAAAGACCTAATTGACGAATTCGTTTCTGTCAAAGGCAAACGTGAAGCGCTAACTACCGAGGCTTCAGCACTTACAAAGAAGCTTGCAGTCATTGAGGCAGACATCATGGAGCAAATGGCTACGCAAGGCATCTCCAAAGCTGGCTCAGACAAAGCATCATGCACAATGAAAGAAGTGTCCAATCCAACCATTACTGATTGGCAAGCTTTTTACGCATACGTAGCAGATACAAAGCAATTTGAGCTGCTGCACAAAAGATTGTCCTCCACGATTTTCCGCGAACGTTGGGAAGCCGGGGAGACAATACCGGGGACTTTGGCTACAAAGTCTTTTGAACTGACCGTTTATCGCAAAAACTCGTAACTTGTTAAGGACTATCATGAGCAAAAATATCGTCGCTAAAACTGAAACCGCGCAAATCAGTTTGTTTGAAGACCAACTAGCCGCAATGGCTATGGACCATGTCAAGGCTGAGCAATCAACACTTGGCACAGCATTCCTGTCTACCAAAAGTGGTGTGCTAACCTACCGCGGCAACCCCATTGCCAACAACTCATTGGACTGCGTAATCCTTGCAGGCCCTATTGAGCGCTTGTACTATGACAGCCGCTATGACCCCACCAAGATTGTCGCGCCAAAATGCTTTGCCATTGCAACTGTTGCAACCGGCATGGGGCCATCGGCAGCAGTCTCCGACCCTATGCGCAAAGAGTGCGAAGGCTGCCCTTGCAATGAATGGGGCTCAGCTGCTAATGGCGGCAAAGGCAAGGCATGCCGAGAAACACGCCGGTTGCTATTGCTGCCTGCTGATAGCATTGCTAGCCCAGCCGCAGTCCAAGCTGCTGAGGTTGTCGCATTGCGTCCGCCTGTTACCAGCATTCGTGCGTACACAACTTACATTCAAACAGTTGCCGCTACGTTGCGCCGCCCTAGTTTAGGCGTGGTAACTACCATTGCAGTTGTGCCTGACGCTAAAACTCAATTCAAGGTCACCTTTACCATGAAAAGTGTAGTGCAGGATGCTGATGTGCTGAACGCCTTGATTACGCGTGGCACCAATGAAAGTCAGAAAGCCTTGGAGTTTACAAACTTTGTAGGCGATGACGCAGCCCCTGAAACGTCTGCGCAATCGACACGCTTCTAATGGAACCAATTTTCCTCGACTTTGAAACCGAGGGAATAGAAGCAAGGCCTAAGTACCCACCGGTGCCTGTAGGTCTTGCTATCTATGACCCTGAAGGTGAAATACGTGATGGCTACTACGCCTTCGGCCATCTGCACGACAATAACTCTACCAAAGACGAAGTTCATGAGATACTCAAAGCCATTTTCTCGTCAACTCGGTCGATTTGCTTTCACAACGCTTCATTTGACCTGGACGTCGTTAACGTACATTTTGGGCTCAACACTCCATCGGCTGATAGAGTTAACGATACCCTTATTCTGGCTTTTCTGCATGACCCTCATACTCGATCTCTGTCTCTCAAAGACTTAGTTGTTACATGGGATATTGCAAAGCCAGATGAGCGTGATGAGTTGAAGGCATGGGTCATTGAGAACGTGCCAGAAGCAAAGAAGAAAAAGTCTACCTGGGGAGCATACATCTGTCGCGGTCCAGTTGAACTGGTGGGTCGCTACGCTATGGCTGACGTACGGCTTACTTCACAGCTTTATGACTTTTTGGCTTTAAAGGTTTTGCCTGCGCAGTTAGTGCCTTATCGCCGTGAAATTGAGCTGATACCCATGTTGCTTGAGAATTCAAGCTTAGGCATACGTGTAGATGTGGAAGGTCTTGATAAAGCAAAGTCACAAGCAGAAATAGACATTGCGCTTTGTAATGATTGGGTACGTGCATTGTTGGGGTCTTCTGAATTGAATGTTGATAGCGACCAACAGCTGGTCGAATGTATTTATCAATCAGAGCATTGGGACAAAAATAAAGCATGGCCCGCCACGGACAAAGGCCAATTACAAGCCACAAAAGAAGCATTTGATGAGATGCTTACCAACCTGGAGTTGCGCGATGTCCTCAGATTTAGAGCAAACCTTTCGACTTGTCTATCTACTTTTATTGAGCCGTGGCTACACGCCTCTCGTTCTACGGGTCGAATTTATACCAACTGGAATAGTGTCAGAGGTGAGCGTGGAGGAACTCGAACTGGGCGACTATCTTCCACACCAAATTTTCAGAACGCCCCCGTCAGGTATCCAGTAGTTACGTTGCCCAAAGATTTGCAGGTTGCCGCATTGCCTTTGATTCGTAGCTTTATCTTGCCTGATGAAGGCCACAAGCTTATTGCATGCGACTTTAATGCACAAGAGCTTCGTATCTTTGCCCACTTTGAAGGCGGCAATCTTATGAAGCAATACCAGGTGGATGCACGTGCTGATTTGCATACTTACGCAGCAACAATGATGACTGAAGCCAGTGGCAGACCTGTTAGTCGTACGTACTCAAAGGGCGTAAGCTTTGCGATTCTGTATGGCGCAGGCCCAGGCAAGATTAGTGATATGCTAGGCATTGATATGAACATGGCACGCACATTGGTGAATGCCTACACAACAGCTGTGGCGCCAGGGCTTAAGGTCATGCAGGCAACAATGCGCACGCGATACAAACTAGGTGAGCCCCTTAAGACTATTGGCGGCAGGCTTGTCAAGATGGAGCCGCCTAAGGTTATTGACGGCCGCATCCGTGAGTTTGATTACAAAGGCGTCAATCTGCTGATTCAAGGCTCTGCTGCAGATCAAGCCAAGGCTGCAATGCTACTGTATCAAAAGACACGCAAGGATAGCAGGTTGCTACTTAGTGTGCACGATGAGTTGGTCATTAGCGCGCCAATTGACGCACTTGAACGCGAGGCAGAGTGCCTAGTCAATGCAATGTGTAATGCGCTAACTATGGACGTGCCAATGATTAGTGACTACAAAATTGGCAACAACTATCAGGAAACCAAATGAACTTCTCACATTCCAGCATTTCCACGTATGAAGATTGCCCTCTTAAGTACAAGCTTACACGTATTGATCATTTGTCTGAGCCTACAGGCCCAGCTGCTGAGCGTGGCAAGCGCATTCATAAAGAGTTTGAAGAAGCCTTTGGCGGCTTGGGGTTAGTGACAGCCGAGTTGGAGCCTTGGCTTGACTTTATCAACGACATCAAAAGCTACTACACTATTGTGCTGCCTGAGCTTGACACAGGCGTACGGCGTGATTGGTCACCTTGCGGTTTTAAAGATGATGACGTCTGGCTGCGAGGCCAGATTGATTTACTTGCAATAAAAGACAACAAGGCACGCATCATTGATTGGAAGACAGGCAAAGAACGCGACTACGAAAAGCAGTTACGGCTTTACGCAACACTTGTTTTTGCGCTGTACCCTGCTGTAGATACTGTTGAGCTTGAGCTTGCGTTCATTGACTTGCAAAAACCTGTGACATGCGCCACTGTCATACGCAAAGACTTTCCTTTG